GTTGAGTGCTGTCTGCACATCATCCATGGTGTAGAGAGCCTGAGTACCCGTTGCTGTCATACCAACAATACGGATAGGAATAATCTTTGCTGTTGGATTAAAACGAAGAACCAAGGAAATCATCTGTGTTCCGTGGTTGAAGTTTTTATCTGTTGTAGGTGGCAAATTTGCAGCCCCCGTACCCTCCATCGACATCTTGCCATTAGGACAGGCTCGTGTTGATACTAGACAGACCTCGTAAACAATGCTGTCTTGAAATAGTGCTGTGTTAGTTCCGTTATCAATTACTACGACTGCTGGTGCTGGCTCTGCATGTACTGGAACAACTCCTAGTAGCGTTACAGAGATAAGTAGTGTTATTAACCGTTTCATGTTCCGAATTTATCCTTTCGTCCCGTTCGTACGTCGTTTGTTCTACGAGTGATTTCTCGTGATACCAGCGCCACATCACGTTCAAAGTTGTTATACACAACCTCTAACATCTTGCGATACGCATAGGCATTCATATAGCGTTCCTCGATCTCCATGAAGTCTGGATCAGCCATCACCTGAGCCTTCATCATGGTTACCCTTTCACCTTTTATCTTACTGGTGTCTTTTATAATGAGCAATTTTGCTTCCAGCATGTCTCGGCGCTTCTCCAGCACCTTCTCGTCTACCTGTGATGCGGCTAACTGTCCCGCTACGAAGTTAGACCAGGCCGTCAAGCGTGTGAACAAGGCGCTGAGTTCATCACTCTCAAGCAGGGAGATGTCCTTGGGCATAGGTGGCTGCTTGTCCTGCTCAGGCCACAGGTTAATATTCTGTGCCTTCATCTTATCCACAGCCTGCTTTGATCCATCACCTAGATTTATCATTAGTCCTCAATCTGATTGCACTGCTTGCAACCGTCTTCACTCACATTACACTCAGGCATTACTTTAGCCTCGACTGCTTTAATAATCTTCTCTGCTTTAAAGAAGATTCTATCTACAACTTCATAGTCAGCCTTGATAGTGAACTCTTTGTATGCTTGATTAGATTTCAATTCATACAAGAACACAATCTCTTTAGGTGCTTTGTCACCAAACATACGCTTAGACAACTCCAAATACATCTGTCCCTGCAAAAGGTGACCTCTAAATGGACGACGAATGTTTTTCCATGCCTTGTTCAAGTCGCCATCTGCATCGTACAAAAGATCAGGTGCTTCAAAACGGAATGTTCCTTCACCAATTGATTTGATCTCGATAAGGAAATCATCACCTAGACCTTTGACCCAGCCATCAGTATGTCCTGCAATACGTAACTCTGGATCAAGCATCTTTATTTCGTCATACTTTAGTGTGGTGCATTTACAATGCTGACACTTTTCAGGAGATAGTCCAGAGGTAATGCCCTTGCAGTTAACGCATTTAAAATCTCCCCACAAGTTACCCATCTCATAGATTCGGTTCTGCCACTTCTCATGGATGAAGTGACCCTCATCAAAGATGTTCTGCAATGTAAGGCCAGGGTTCTTCTCCATCTTCTTGCCACCAGTAAGTAAATAGTAAGAGTAACGATGACAGAAGTCAGCCTTGATCATCTCCGATGGGTGAAGCACAGTAGTGCTTCTATCTCCTGGAGACTTCTTCATAAGATGTCGTTCTATATGACCAGTAAGACGGCTATCTATCTTCTTAGTATCTAAGTATTTCTGGAAGTCTGTCTTGGAAGGCATTAGTAGTCCTTGTCTATACTGAAAATAAATTCTTCTAGGGTCTGTTTGGTTTTCTTACTCTTCTTAAGTTTTTGCCATTTTCGCATTAAGGCGTTTCGTTCTCTGTGACTGAGTCCTCCCCAGATTCCGTGAGGCTCATCTCGTCTAACGGCATCCCACAGACACTCTGCTCGTACTGCACAGGGGTTCTTTCCTGTTTCACCAAAACAAAATGCTTTTGCCTTGTTAGCGATTTCTTTGTACTGCTCCTTGTCACGAGGAGGGTAGAAGATGTCTGTGTCTTGGCCTGAGCATCGTGCCTTGTATCTCCATGCGTACTCTGGTTCATCAAAGTCTTCCATGGCTGTCTAGGTTCTCTTTCATCTCTAGGAAGTCGTCTTCAAGAAGTATCACGTAGTTCACTCCGTCAAGATGAAGGCCAAACACTGGCATTCTTCCATCAAGGATTGCTTCGGTAGTTATCTTCTTCAATTCGTCTGATTTAATGGTTTTAGTTTTCTTGCCTGTCCACTTGTGTTCAATCAAAAGATCTGTAGATCGAACGTCACCCTTGCGAGACCAGAAGGCTCCAGACGCAGCGTTTGTAGACCCACCAATTTTCTTAGCAAGTCTCTTCTCATGCTTCTGGGATTGCTTCTGGCCTTCAGTCTTCAAGTTCTATTTTGCCTTCCTCGTAACCTTCGATCAATCGTGGTACAAGGAAGAACAACGCTTCTCTCCAGAAGCAGGTACCGCAACCACAGAATGGTTCTCCTGACAAGGTTTCAGGGATTAGATCATCTGTTCCATCCCAGACTGCTTCAAAAAGCATGTCGGTGTAATCTTCCACGCCCTTTTCTAGTATCTGTGCCCAGCCTTCATCGTTGACAACAAACTTCTTAGTCATTGTTTTCCTCCGCCATTGGTAGGTCTGATGTTTTAAATACTAACTTTTGAATCTGTTCTTTTAAATCAACTTCTTCACGAATACTTGCAATAACTGGATCAATACCTTGCCACTTGCGTTCACCAAAGTAATACCAGCCACCTTTACGTTGAATAATCTCCTTTACAACTGCAAGTGATGCAACTTCTTTTGCAAAGTCGTACTCACCCGCAGCACAATCTCCACCATCTGCAAAGTAGAAGTCAAAGTATGCAACTCGCTGTGGTGGTGCAGTCTTGTTCTTTAATGTACGAACCTTGATGCGTTGACCAATACGGTTCTTATTACCGCTAGGACCAATCTCAATCCATTCATCACGGCGAATCTCACAACGAGTAAAGAATGCGTAGTTCTTTCCTTCACCACCAGGGGTTGTGCGTGGGTCTCCATGCATCACACCAATCTTCATGCGGTACTGATTGATTATGAGACCGAGCACTGGACGTTCATCCTCAACCAGACTGCGCTTGATTGCAGAACCAACTACACGAAAGAACTTGTTGGTCAAGAGTGCTCCTCTTCCAACAGTCATTTCATTCATGTCCTTCTCCATTTCGGGGGCTGGTGAAAGAGCAGGAAGGGAGTCAATAACAATGGCGTCTACTGACTTTGATTCTGCGAACTCTATGACGGCTTGATAAGCCTCTTCCATAATGTTTGTTTCAATAACAATTACTCTGCTGGTGTCCACTCCGCACATCTCTGCGTACTCTGGAACCCACTGTTCTGCAGCAACCCAGACGGTTGTGTGATCTTCTTTTAAGGCTTGATTTGCTGCGATTGTTTTAAGCGCAACTGCTGTCTTTCCATGCGATGGTTCGCCAATGAGTTCATTCCATTGATTACCAGGGAAACCACCACCAAGAACATAGTCAAGAGTGGTAGACCCACTAGTAATACGAGGAATAAGATCAGACCGAATGTCAGACGCAATAACCACCACATTATTGCCAAACTTTTTGTTAAGGGTAGCAACAATCTTGCGGGCTTCATCATTCATTTAGTCTACTCTCCCGATAATTCCTTGTGGGTTCCAATTACTTTGAGTATCATTACCAATAGCACTCTTAACATTACCCTCAACTTTTGCACCTGTTAACGATCCATAACGACTTCCTGATTGACTAAGTGGGTAACCACAGTCATAGCAACGTGCTGCAGCCTTCTGTACAGACATGTAATTGGTTCCACCACACTCAGGGCACGTTGCAGTTTGTGATGCGCTCTGTGCTCGTGATGCTGGCTGTTGTGGTTGTTGAAACTGAGTCATAGGTTGTTGCGAGGGTGGCATTGGATTGTTAGCAGAACGAGGTGCTGCTACAGGAACTTGTTGTGGTGCTTGTGGTTGTGCACCTAACTGCTTTGCCCACCAGTCTGCATTACTCACTTTGCTTCTCCCCACTTGTTTACAATTTTTACATCAGCAATAAGAGGAACTGTAATCTCTGGTAGGTGAATACCTTCCATCGACACACGAATTGCTTCTGCTGTCTCTTCTGCTAGATCTTCACGAGCAACGGTAACTAATTCATCGTGGATAGTCAACACGACATTCACATCTGGTTCATCAGTAAAACAAGAATGTGCTCTAACAATGGCTAATTTCATTAAATCTGCAGCAGATCCTTGAATTACCGTATTAAATGCCTGACGATCTGCTCGTGACTTTAGTCCTCTGTCTTGACTTTTTAACTCTGGGATGTAACGACGACGGCCAAAGATGGTTTCCACATATGGTATAGGGGCCTTCCCAGTTGCCTGTCGAATTACTTTTGCTTTGTACTTAGAGATGTCATGGAACTGTGCCTCAAATCGCTCCAACAAATCTTTAGCATCTGTTACAGAACAACCGATGCTCTGTGCAATCTTCTCTGGTCCAACGCCGTAAGCAATGGATAGAACCAATACCTTTCCAGCCTTACGATCTACCTTCATGGTGTCACCAATAGTTGTGTATATATCTCCACCATTCCTGTAGTTCTCTACCATGATTGGATCGTTAGAAAATGCTGCAATGATTCGTTGTTCGATCTGTGAGTAATCTGCAACAACTAACTTGTACCCAGGTGGTGCAATGAACAAGTTACGAATAAGTTTTCCGTACTCTCCACTACTAGGGATGTTCTGTAGATTAGGGTCACTACTGGAAAAACGTCCTGTCTCTGCTCCATGCGCTTTAAAGTTCGTATGTACCTTGCCGTTAATCATGAGGCTCTTCTTGTCAACGATCTTCTCTTTACCCATGGTGGTGCGAGTAATCTCTCCACCTAGGTACGGCATCACATAGGTGGTCATCAATTTGTTAAGGTCTTGATACTCAAGGATTGCATCTACAAGTTCATCCTTCTTGCGATAGAACTCCAAGGCATCAGAAGACACTGAGTAGTGACGAATGTTTAATGCTTCTGGATTACTTGCAGCAACCTCTTGACCCTTTGTAGTAAGTGCAATACGTATACGAAGGTTAGGACGAATACCTCTACCACCTTCTTCTTTAGGTGAGAACAGTAACTCCTGCTTTTCTTTTACTGAGTTCATGGAGAATGGTTTGCCCGTTAACTTCCACGCCTTTGCTCGTGCAAGATCAATGTCCTTCTCAAGACGTGCCTTCAACAATGTAAGTTCTTTAACGTCGATGTTGGCCCCTGATAGTTCCATATCGCATAGGGCTGCAACTACATCCATCTCTAATGCCCATACACGCTTGAGGCTTCCCTCTAACTTGGGCTCTAAAGCCTTGTACAACTTCCACGTTACCTCTGAGTCAAACCCTGAGTAGTAAGCAACATCGCTGAAGGAGTGAACCTCAACCATTGCTCCAATACCTTTTTCAACTTTGATCTTGAGTGTGCGCTCTGCACAGGCAGCAAGTCCTAACATGTTCTTATTTCTGTTATCAATAATGAATGAAGCCATCATCGTGTCAAAGAATGGCTTCTTAGGAACTTTTCCACGGAAATACTTTGCAATTGATTTTAAATCAAACTTAACATTGTGACCGATCTTTAACTTGTCACTAAAGAACAAAGGCTTCAAGGCTTTAAATACATCTCCAGGAAGTAATTGTGCTGGTGGTGCATAAAATACTGGAGTCCACTTGGCTTCGTTCTTTGAATAGTCCGCATCTTTTAACTCTTTACCTGCAGCAAGTTTGCGTTGACCACTAAGTAGTAACTCTTTATCCCATCGAAGGAACTCACCATTAGGGTGACCCATAGGTATAACATCGGTGCGACCATCTGTTGCTAAGGAAAGCCACATCACATCATTTACTACAGGTTGGATTCTATTTTCGCCAACTGTTTCCACATCGAATGCGAATGCGTCTACCTTGGAGTAAAACTCAACAAGATCTTTTAATTGTTCTTTTGTTGTAATGATATTCATGATCCCTCAATCTTTATAGTGAAAAGGGGCCTGGAAACGGAAGTAAACAGACCCCTTCTCTTGGAAGTACAGTTACGCTACAGAGCGAGCAACCTCAAGCATTTCGGAGCGAGGGGTCTCCCTAATTACTTCTGCTGTGAACGGAACAGCGGCTGCTACAAGTTCATTAACAGCGTCACTGCTTAACTTCCATTCCTCTGCTAGATCTCGGCCACGAACGAAGTTGAGGGTGTACTGCGTAGTTGGGCCCATACCTAGTCGAGAAATTTCCCAGAACTCTTTATCAAGAGGTCCCTTGCGCTCATCATCGTGCGCCTTCTTAATCTGACGAGCAAGTGATGGTGGTGCTGTAAGAATTTGAACGCCTTGTGTCTCACCACTGAGAACAAGGACATTGAATGCGAACTTTCCACGAGGCTTATCACCTAGTACATCGCATAGTGGGCAGTTATCGCCCAAGCAAACAAAGGACTTCTTACCCTTAGGACGTTCAATCCAGTGTTGTTCGTATGAAGCAAATGGACGATCTTCGAGGAACTTTACAAGTTGTGGTTCTTCGGAGAAACGGAAGTCAGTTGGAAAATCTCCTTCTGACTTTGAGACGAGAGCATCGATTGCATCCCATCCTTCTTGTACGGTTGTTCCTACTTTAGGAACTGCAGTTTCGCTATCCTCGTCGAGGTATGCGTCTGCATCTACCTGTGGTTTTGTAATTGGCATTTATTTCTTTCTGGTAATGAGGCCTAACGGCTCTCGGTGGATGTGATTTCCTTCCAGCGCTTTACTAAAGCATCTGTTAGGTCTTCGTGTTGGCTCCACTCTACACGAGCAGAACCTAGTAGTCCTCTACGATTGAACTCTTCAATCGAAGATTCTATGAGTGCACGAGTATAAACTCGGTTGCCTCCAGTCTTCTCACCTTTCAGTGTCTTAGACCGAAGACGGTATGGAGCACGAGGAATGTATCCCTTGCGTTCCCATAAACGGATAGTGACAATCGTCTTCTCCAATGCAAGTGCTAACGCACCGATCGTGAACACCTCTGTCTCTACTCCACCTAATGTTTTAATGACTGGGTTTGCATCCCAGCCATTACTCTCACCGCTTTTACGACGAGAAACTTTTGGATCTAACTCACGACGCTTCTTCTTTGAACCAGGAATGTATTCAAGGTCAGCAAATGCTGCATCAATCTCGTCTTGTCCACGTAATCCAGCCATGTGTTATCTCTTATTCATAACCAATGCCCACACAATCTTCTGTGGATACATTAGGTCAATCTCTGCCTCTGTCAGTTCATCATTGTAGAGAGCAGCCATTAACGCATCTTCATCTACAACACGGATTGTTTTGTACAGTTGTTCTTCCATACCTTTTTCAGTAATGATTTCATCTGCAACAAGTTCATCGATTTTTCGTGATACACGACGCTGCTTTACTACAGCGCCAAATCCATTTACCTCTTCAGGTAATTCAACAATTACATTTCCTTTGTCGTCAAGTTCTCCAACCTCATCAAGGGTTGCAAATAGACGTTCACGTACTTCCTTCTGTTGCTTCTCAAGGAAATCAATCTGTTGTTTTAAGAAAGAATATTCTCTTGCATCTTTAACTAGTGGATCTTCTTTTCTTGCTTCTGTTGCTTTTACTCTTGCCATGTTTCCCCCTATGGTCTTGCTTTCTGTAAGAACCCTATCAAACTTCCAACAGTCAAATCGACTCCACCTTTGGCGTTGATTCCCTGCCCATCAATAACCGCATCTGCTACAGCGTTCTTCTGCTGGAGCATATCATGTTGGCGTTCTTCTATCGAATCGACAATCAACATGTCTTGAATAGTGATACTAGGCCAACGGCTAGAGGCTCTCTTAATTCGTCCATTTCGTTGTACAGCAAGTCCTGCACTCCAAGGTAGGTCGTAGTTTACTAGCAAGTTAGCGTTAGGTAAATCAACCCCGTAGCCACCAGCATCTGATGAGATAAACACACGACACTCTGGGTCTGTAAGAAACTTTGTCTTGCTTGCCTCTTTCTCCTTAGCGTTCATGTACCCCGTATAAAGAGTCCCACCAACTTCTCTCTGTATCGTCTCCAGCATCCCAACCCACGAAGTAAAGATGACTACCTTTGCATC